TCAATTTCTTTTACTATCGCAAGAATTTCTTTTCCGATTTCCTTCATTCGCGCAACTAATTTTTTAATAGCGTCATCTTTGTCCATTAGTCGTTAAAGCTCCTGGACACCAATGGAAAACAACCTCCGGATTTTGTAGCGAATGCGTCAAGAATGTCTGCTAAAAATAACGGAAATTGCGCGCCTCCAAGCGTCTCGGAAAATTTGCTTATGGAAAAACTCTCCACTCCCTCCTCGTGTAACGCCCTCCGTTTTTCGTACTCATCGCCGAATTTATAGAGAAACCATGCCGCCTCAAATTGTGCTTGCTTGACTTTTAAAGACGTTGACGCAGGGGAAATCGAAAAGTTTTTTTGCTGTTGAATCCAGTTAAAAGCGGAAACTAAAAGCTGTTCTTTTGTTGCGACTGGTAACGTTGTCCACATCGACGCCCCGTATTTGTTGGCAAAGTATAAATTTGCCTCTGCCATCGTTACCCATGTATCAATACCGACCGTCATGCATTCCCCCTTTTAAAAACAAGGGAGGATGGTCGCCCATCCCCCCGCTTACCTTATACCAGTGAGAGCTCCTGACACTGATCAGTGTCACCTACAATCGCGCCGTAGATCGCCCACACGCTCTGTACCTCGTTGAGCGTGAGTATATCTTTCGGCTGTGTATACGTCGTCGGTGCCATATCCTCGGCCGCCTGAATTTTGTTCATCGGCAATACGAGAATTGGCTCGTTGTTGACAATCGCGCTGTTAAAAGTCGGGATCATCGTGATATTCCAATCCAACACCTGCGACGGCTGGACAAGTCCAGTACCCGCGCCCACAACACCAAGAGCCGTGGCTCTAAGTGCCGCAAGCAATCGCGCCTTATTGTGCGGATTGTAGTACAAGACAAACTGCGCATTTGCCATGTCGCCATACCCTTTGTCTTTGCATCGATCTGCAATGTCAAACGCCGCATGGTTGAGAGTCTGTATATCCCTCTGCAACTGCCCCTGTGCGGGAGTTCCCTGCCACACGGTTACATTTCCTGCCGCACCTGCCGCAAGCAAGGCATAATGGTTGTCAGCCTTGTTCGACCAAAACCGATTTCTGAAAATCATAGCCATGTCAACCATAGCCGCAACTTTCCGATACCGGATCATCTTGTCAGTCCAGCCTATCGCTCCGCCGTAGTAATCCACGTATGCGGTAATCAAAGACCCGGACAGTTCATCAACCTGTATCCTGTCGCCCTCCGGAACTTTCCGGAAAGACAAACCGTTCTGCACGTCGTAAATCTGCCAAAAATCCTGGTTGGTTCCCAGCGGTACTTTTCTAAACGCTTTTTCATACCCGAGGTCAAAATTGTCCTCCTGTATGTTTACGTTGTACGCATCCGCCGTCAACTGTGCGAAATCAGTAGACACCCCGACCGCCTGAATCTTTCTTTTGATCTCCGCTTTTGGTGCATTGATAAACGCGTTAAGCGTCGCCTGTATTTTTGACACCATAGTTTTATCACCCTTGTCCAGGGTAGTTACGAGAGCATCAAAAAACTTATTATCATCTTTTGCAATATAACCCATTTTTTACGCCCTCCTTAAATTGTTTGATCATACATCGTGCCGTCAAAAGCCATGAGCACGGTTGTTTCGGACGCACCTGCATCCTTTTTCGCGATACCGCAAAAATACGAATCGACACCAGCAGTACCGACAGGGTCCGGAGCAACAGCGTTCAGCGCCACGATAAAATACAACCGATCTCCGGCAAGGATTGCCCCGCCGCTACCAGTCACCTTGGCCGCCTCTACCTGTCTACACCGATAAATAAAACAAATTTCCTCGCCTACCGCTTCCCGATCTTTTATAAAAAACCCGAAAACATCCTGCACAACTGCCGGATCACCTGCGAGCACTGCTGTTGCAGGAGCAACATTCCAGAGCTCGTCATAAATAATATTATCTTTCCACAAAAAAATCTTTGCCATATTTTTACCTCAATACGTTAAAGTCCTCATTCAAAAATTCGTTATTTGAGGCCTTTGTGTAATCGTCTTTGTCGTCTGTTGTGCTTTTGTCAGCGGATTTTTCCGGAGGTTTAGGTTCTCCAAAAATCTCCGCGCTTATTTTATAATCATCAAGTTTTCCATCTACAAATTTTTTTAGACCATCGTCAGAAATATCAGGTAAAGTATCCTTATACGATTTATCAACAAACGCCTTTTGTTTATCGGTCAAATTTTTATCCTTGATTATCCCGTCAAGTCTTTGTTTTGCCGTCAACACAAGGGATTTATGTTCAAAATCTTTTTCTTTGTCCTGATAAGATTTAATTTTATCGTCACGCTCTTTTACCGCCGAATCATACCCGGTGAATACAACAGCAAATTCCCTGTCTCTCTTTATCTCGTCTACCGTAAAAAGTTGAGCCGGGAAAACGTTCATCTTTTTAATCTCATCCTTTAATTCCGCGAAAGTCATATTTCTTTCTCCTTTTTTTATCTCGCCGTCCTTATCCAAGACAGGCTCCAGTGCCTGCACCATCCCGAGGCGTTTCGCGCCCGAGAATGCAGGGGTATCATTTTTGGAATTGCTCAATGCGATCCCTGTTAATCTCTCTATCGTATCGGCAACCAGTTTGCCGGCGTTGTCAAAAAAATTCCACTCAGATTCTTGACTGCAAATATCCATATCCTTGACCCGCTCTTTCATTTCGGGTGAATGATAAGAAATTACCACATGGTGCAATCGTCCGTCAATCTCTGTCTGCGTATCAGCCACGACCTCGCCTATAACCTCGCGGCCCTCTGTGCTATTATCGGCATTGTGTCCTATAAAAAACTTAACCCCTTTTGTAATTACGTTTTTGATCGACTGCACTGCCCGTCGGGTCCAAGAGATAGGTTTTGCCGTATCTCCTATAACCCTCGGGTTACTGATACCCTCGTGACAAATTGAATATGCCTGAAAAAACGGATGCCCATCTTTTGCCTTGATCTCTTTGAGTACGTCAACCGGTATCAACGACAAAATAGTGTTTGTATCGAGTGCCTGTATACGCATCATTTCAAGAGCAATTACCGATCTCATTTCTTTTTATTCCCTTTTTCCTTTTTAGGTTCAACGGGGTTTTCCGGCTTTTTAGGTTCTTCCGGCTTTTTTCTGCGCGCCGCTTTTATTCGCTTGTTGTCCTCTCCCGTTATCGGCCTGCTGTTTGGTATCAGCGTCGCAGTAGACAAAGTCAGCTCCTGTGGGATCTCTTTGATTTTAGACTCCCCTATGTCCGCATGGGTACTTTTTGTCATTTACCTGCTCCCTATGATTGACACCACTGTTGCAACCAGACTCTGCAAACTCTGATTCTCCAAATACAACACCTTCAATTCCGGGTCCGCGTTCAGAACGCCATCTAAAATCACCTGAAAAGATTCTGTTACCAAACTTTTGTTTGTCTTATTCCATTCATTTCTAATATTTACCCTCGCGTCAGCTATTGTCATATGCCCTCCCTTATTTTAATCGGTATCGTAGCGATACCGTAACTGTACCCGCTCCAACCGTATCCTGTGCCAACGCAATGCTGATTTTACTGTTTGCTGGTATCACAGGCGTTTTATGTTTAATCGATGGAACCATCCCTACAGCAGATATTACCCATGCCCTGACTCTCGCACACTCAATATTGCTATCCCCATAATACAATACAAGCTCCCATTTTCCCACAACCGTCGCATTTTCAACCTGGATCCCCGTTATATAAAAATCCCCGGCAATCGTATTGGCAGGTACTACCTGCGCCAGATTGCCAAGCACCCACTTTGCATTGTTTTTTGCACAGGACACCCCGTCCGCCAAAGTGGGATACACTTTTTCTGCAAAAATATTAGCGTCTTTTGTAGTAACAACGTTTGCATCTATGGTTGACAATGCCCCCGCGTCGGGCAGTAAATCGGTTACAGATTTAACATCACTAATTTTTGTATCCACATCCATGATTAAAACTTTATCGTTATTTGCATAACTCATATTAGCCGCACCTCCACAAACACATCACCATCATTTGCCGCCAACATTACCGCTGTTACCGGCCCGATCATATCCGTGGTGTTTTGCGTGACAAGCCCAGCATCCCAGTCATCCCAGTTTGCACCACCCTGTAAAATTTGATCACGCGGAGAAATGGAATACATCATTTTCGCGGACACGTTTGACGATGATGCACGCAAAGATATAAGCCAGTGCTCAAATTTGCCGATCCCCTCCGGTACTACAATCGGATCGGAATAAACCCATGCCCCGTTTGTCGTAGACAGACTCGCAGATCCGTGATAGACGGGCTCCCCTTTGATCTCATTACTCTCAGACCCTATTGTCAACTGTTGCGTCATTTTCATCCTCCGGTTTTTTTTGCAATTCGTCCAATGTCTTACCTGTTGTATCGTTATTAAGCGGACTGTTTTTCCCCGCCTCTTCTTTTTCTATCTCGATTTGTTTCAATTCTGCGCTTGGATTAATCCCCGGCAGCATCCCGAGAATCGTGGCCCGACTAACCAGCCCCTCTTGCAACAGGGGTATCCATGTATCCGTAATCTGTTGTAATGCCGCATAACTCACAAGTGGTAATTTTACGGTAAATTCTTTTGTCAAAGCCTCGTTTGTGATAAACCCGGCGTCAACAGCAATAATCATAGCCTTGTAAATCAATTCCTTGATCGACTCCTCCCAAATCAACCGCTCTTTTTTTGTTGCTGCGCTTATCATCTCAACTAGGGTTTCTGCCGTCGATCGGTTTGACATCAACTCCGGCCATGCAAACCAATGTATGGGGATCCCGGTGGTAGTCGATATACATTTTAGGCTTAAAAGCACGTCCTCCATGATCGCCTTGCCCGCCGCACCCGACGGCTCAACCAGACTAAACTCTGCACTCCCCGCATACCCGTACCCGATCGCCCAGTTTTTACCAGCCAGATCATTCATGATTGCCGCCGCATCCCCCGGCCGGTCTTTGTCTGTCCTCCAATACGGCATATATTTTCCAAACACATGAGTGTTTTTTCTCAAATCAAATTTGGCACGACTGAAATTCTCTATCTCGGTTAAAATGCAATGTATCCGGTTTGTGGTATCATTATAATCTCCGGGATCCCCGCCGAGTTTTACATAAACCATACCCTCCATATCATAATCTTTTTCTAAATTTGTTTCTGGCTCATTATACATTACCCGCTTTCCAAAATCATAAACTAAATATTTATTTTTAAAACAAGAGATCATTCCCATATAAACATTCCGCTCTTTTTTATTACCAGTCAACGTTAATAAAACTTTGCCCTCTAACTCCCCTATCGTGGTAATATCGGCGAGCCTTGATCCTGTAAGTTTATTATAATCCAAAAAATCATTTATAAAATCTTGTGCGGCATCGTTGTCGGAGTAGATTGACAACCCCTCGCCGCTGATAAACGCAACCCGCGTCTCCACAACTGCCCGGCATAAATCCACACCATAATCCTTAACACCCCGGTACATATCATAAATCCCCTGTACCTGTTTTGCATATGACCGATAATTATTCCGATCAATTTCGCCTTCCACCGTGCCTGTCCCTGTAATCGCCGTATTGAGTATATCCCTGCCCGCCTCCTGCAATGCGGCAATCGTTTTCTTAGCTCTCCCGATTTTCCCAAAATTCCGAAATGGTTTTTTTTGCATAGCCTGCACGTCGAGTTTTATCCTGTCAATTTGCCGCTGATAAATATGCACACTACCTCCGCATAAAAAAATGACGTTTTCCGTCCGCACTCTCCGATGCAATCATATCCTCAATGGCATAACGCACCGCCGCTATCGTATCATCATCTATCTCAACTACAGTGTCAAGGATTATCCCGCTTTTAATTTCCTTGTATTTAAATCGCGCAAATTCTCTCGCCGTGTTAGGGCAATTACTCTTATGGATATGGATTGCCCCTAAAGATTTTAAATAGTCCACACCGCGCCGCAGACTGTCAGGCCCTTTGCGCGCAGGGTCAACCAAAAATCCATATTGATTAAATTCTGCGATTTTATCCGGGTCCGCACTGTCCGCTGTCATCCGATAGCCCTTATCGGCATGTTGCTCCTCCACAGATTTTATAAAATCTTTGTTAAGCTGTCGCTTGGCGTAGTGCTCTCTCCATATCCACAACTCCCCGTCTTTATATCCACATCGAATATATGCGTTTGCATGGTTATATCCAAAATCCAATCCATGCCTGATATTTGACATGTTGTACTCTATAACCTCAAAATCATGTATCTGCAAATTATTAAAAACTTGTGCCCCCGTCCTGCTCCCCCACTGGTTGAGAACATACACTTGATAGCAGTAATAATCAACATCCTTTAATTTTTCCAACTCCGCTTTATACGCATCATCCAAAAAAACATTATCGTGAAACGTAGACTCACAGATAAACCCGTCTTTTGCATCAAGAGGTATGTCAAAAAATCTCGACTTTATCCAATGCCCGGCATCAATCGGATTAAACGACAGCATAATATGTTTCGTAATATCCCCGGTTCCGCGCAATCTTAAATTTAGTTGATTGAAATCAGCCTCCGCTATTTCGGACGCTTCCTCGCACCAAATAAAAACAAGGTCGCCCGTCTCAAACGTGACAGACTTGACCTTTTCCACGTCATCCAACCCCCGAAAAATCATCTTGTTATGGTTGAGCTTGCATGTTATTTCTTCCGCGCCCCTAGACCGATTAACCTCAAATAAATCTTGCATCCCAAACATTGCAATACATTTTCGCAATTCAGAAAACGTCGAATCATGATTATCCCTGCCCGTGTTACGCAGTATCAATCCGTTATACCCGGCATTAACGAGGCTGTTATACACAATTTTTTGAGCACAAAACACGCTCTTGCCAGCCCCCGCGCCCCCTTTGTATATCTGGATACGTCTAAAATCATCATAATATTTTCGGTATTTTTTATTGGTAACTTTGTCCAGATCGGAAAAATCAATCGTCATTGAGCACCACCCGCGGAATCACCTTGTACGTAACCTCCAACGGAATTGAGCCATCCTCCCCTTCTCCCATAATCCTCTGTATTGGTTTTCCATCAACCCGGTCGATTAAATATACCCGCATGCAGTTATACACATTATCCGGATCAAGCGCCAATTTCCAAACCATCCGCGCCAACGCTTGCCGTTTTTCCATCAACGTTCCTTCAAATTTTAATTTTTCGTACGCCTCCGCTCTCAGCAGGTCGGTAATACACTCCTCACGCCGAGGCCGTCCATTAGGATTCCCGGATTGCCCCGGTTTCCAATTTTGCGGTAACTGCCCAACCTTCCCGACAAGTTTTTTTTGTTTTGGCTTTTGCTTTGCAAGTTTTTTACCCATTAGTAATACAATATATTACCAATATGCAGATTTGTCAAATATTTTTATTTAATCTTTAAAAACGCCAATGTCAAATAACAGGCAACCGATCAAGCACTTTTCGAATATCAAACGGAACCCGTATTTTTAATTCTTCCTGTTTTCCGATGTTTACCCTGGTTGCTCGTGCATAATATCCCACGATTCGGGCGTATACCTCACACTCCGTACCCTTGCACGCGGCCAGCTGTTCTTTCAGGCTGACAATCTCTGTGTCAATTTCTGTTACTGTCATTTATTCCCTCGGTTTTTGATTGCCTCATGCTGACCCCGGTTTCCTTGTTTCCCGGTTTTATTTCTTTTTCGCGTTTTTTACCGTTTCGGATCATACCGCCTCTTTCGGGAACAGTTCTTTTATGCTGTTTCTCCGCCGGATGTACTCTGCCATCATATAGGCATCTGCCTCATGGGTAGTAATAAAGGTTGCGGAGGTAGAGAGGTGCACCCATTTTAGATACTCCGCGATTTCCGCCTTTGTTCGTTTTTTCAACTGACATCCAACTGCGCCCATGATTTCAGCTTTCCACTGTTGCGGGGCAATCTCTATTACGTGCATCCCGGTTAATCTGGCAACCGCCCGGATGATCCCGCCAACCTCCGCCTGTACTGTCACGGCTTGACCTTTTGCCGCAAACGCGTACCCTTCGACCACGCACACCCATTCACTGGTTAAATTTTGCGTAATTGTGGATACCTCCATCAAAATTTGTGCAAGACTGTCAATACGTTCTCCCGTTGGTTCTATCACTCCGGAATTTCCGTCAATTCCGTTATGCCAATAAAAGCCGGTGTGCCGCAAAGAAGGATCAAAAGAAATTATTTTCATTTCTTCCCCTTTCTATTTTCTTTCGCCACCCGGATCACATCATCAATGGACGCCCGCTCCTGCTCCAACTGCTCCACGCTATAAAACGTGCGTTTCATCCGCCCCTTCCTGTCGTGCATTAAAAACGACAATGCAAAAGCCAACCCGAACGTAAACAGCTGTACGTACAGGAGCATGTGCAAAAGCGTTTCCCTCGACGCCTCCGACAGCATGGCCGATCCGGTGTGTACAAAAAATTTGAGAATGTCCGCATAGATAATCCACCCGCCAAAACACACAGCCGATAGTCCGACAATGATTAAAACCAATTTGCCAATTGCACTCAACGTGTGTGCCAGTCTGTATAAATTCAACTTCATTTTATCTCCTCCCATTTGTCACAGGTATCTTTCCGGGATTTGTGTTTGTCGAAAGCTAAACATAGTTCATCCGCTCTATCCCATCGTTTGCACGACCCGCATACACACGCCGACTTTATAACCGCGTCACGTTCTGGTGAATTTACTTTAGCAGCCTCTAAAGCTTTACATACAAGACATACCTCATACCGAGTTGGTTTATTATGATCCATGCACCTGCACTGTCGAATTGTTTTCCCGCAATATTTGCATAGTACGATCTCATGCATCTGTCCCTTCTCCTTTCGCTGCGACAAGTGCTGCCTCTTCCATCAACTGATCATAGTCGGCTGAATTTAAATCGTGCATAAATTCCACCTCGTCAAATTCTGGATATATATCTTTTATAAAGAAAACCAATATTTTTAGTTTTTCACGCAAAGAAAAGATTTCTTGCCATAAAATATCATCTGACACTTCCATCTCCTTTTGACCAGTCCCATTACAGTCAGGACATTTACTCTCAAAGATTCTATTCTGTTCATCGTGACCACAGCACGGGCATCCAAGGCGTCCGATTTCCGCAAACGACATGGCGTCTATCAGGCCGTGATCTGGATTCGTACATCTTTCGATTCCATCACCGTTACAGGTTTCACAGATCATCATCTTTCTCCTTTCCATTTTTAAAGGACGCATCATTTTATCGCATCCCACGATTCGCATGTTTCTTTCCGGGATTTATTTCTATCGAAAGCTAAACATCGTTCGTCCTCTCTCTCCCATCGGTTGCATGATCCGCACACACACGCCGACTTTATAATCACGTCACGTTCTTCCACAATCTCCATGAGTTCCCTGTCTGCGTCCTCGCAAATATAAACCCACTCGCGTTTCCCGGCAAGAATCACGCTATGTTTTTTCAGCCAGTCTGGATTATAACTCATTTATTTGTCCCCCCGACCCCGTATACACGTAGTGAACGCCGTCAATCGTCGCGTATCGACCATACCCAGCCGACCAAATCTCCGCGACCTCATCACAAAAACCTATGTGTTTTTTGTCGATTAACTCCGCAACAACCAAACAGCCAGCTATACGAGCCGCATCCCACACCGCATCCCTCTCCGCACCCAACGCTGCTGTCCTCGCCGCATCCAACACCGCACCCAACGCCGCAACCTTCGCCGCATCCAACACCGCATCCTTCGCTGCAAGCCCCGCCGCATCCAACGCTGCTGTCCACTCCGCATCCAACACCGCACCCAACGCCGCAACCTTCGCCGCATTCAACGCCACATCCCACGCCGCAGCCAACGCCGCATCACGGGTGTCAAACATTTTCCACACAGGATTAATTTTTCCCACGCCTGCAAACCATTGTATCGTACTCAGATTGTCAATAAATTCTTTCGCGTTCATTTTTCCCTCCTTAAAAAACCCGCCACGCTGGCACAAAGCCAGCGCATCCGGCGGATTAAAAATACTTGCCGGTCTATTCCCGGCGTCAGCGGGCTCCGTCTCTACCCGCACAACGTCGTCCGTTTTTGTCAGGCGTGCGCATCCCTGTGAGAGTTGTTAGGCGTCTCCGACCGTGGGCGCATTTATTTTAAGTGCGGCCACCTCTCGCACTATACGCAGGGACCGGAATCGAACCGGCGACCACCGGCTTATGAGGCCGTCAAGCTACCACTGCTCCACCCTGCGGCAAATTGTCAAGCATTTTTCCCGCTCTAAAAAGGACACTCTTCATAATTCTGCCCGTTCGATTCTTCCGCCTGCCCGTTGGATTTCACGCCAGTTTTTCCAGGTCCGCACAACTCCACGGACTCCACGATGACATTTACGTCACTGTGTTTTTTCCCTTCCTTATCTTCCCACCTGTTTTGACTCAACGCCCCGGAAACAACGATCTGTTTCCCTTTTTCCAGAAACTGTTGCAATGCCTCCGCGCGTTTTCCGAAAATTACGCAGTTAAAAAAACTGACAACCTTTTCCCACTCATCCCCCTTTTTTTTACTGCTGTTCACCGCAATCGAAAATTTCCCGATTGCATACCCTCCGCCCGTGTACGAAAGTTCCGCATCTCTCGTCAAGCGGCCACACAATACCGCTACATTTATATCGTCCATATCCACTCCTTTTTATTTATACGCTTCGCCGTTATGGTGTACCATACACCCGTTGTATTTTTCAACCCACGATTCCGGGTCTGCCGACACGCCCATAATCATGCACGACAAATGATCGGAGTATGCCTGTGCCCGGTGTTTACACCGGATGCACTGATATGCCGGAGGCATCGGTTTATATTTTAAGTATATTTTTATCGCAGCAAACGGATTCGCCTCGCGTTCCATCGCCTCTTTAATAATGTTGTTTATCACGTTTTCCGATACTGTTTTCATTTTTCAACCAATGAAATCTCGGCAATTTGTGCATCCAGTTTTTTGATTTTCCGCTGTGCCGCCTGCAATCCCCGGATAATAGCAAGGTCGTCGGATGTGTCAACCGACTCTTTAAAAAGAAGGTTAATCATTTTGTTTTCTACTACTTTTTCCTTAATCACCGCGACATGGAACTCCGTCAAATATGTTGTTTTTCCCATTTCCATCAACTCAGGAAACAATATCCGTATCGCCCTGTTTATAGTCTCGTCATCAATTCCCCACAATTCCGATAATTCCCTTACTGTCGTTTTATTTTCCATACTTTTCCTCCTTTCAAAAAAAACCATGCCATGCCTTGCCCTGCCCTGCCTCGCCTAGCCACGCCTAGCCAAGCCTCGCCTTGCCGTGCCAAGCCTGCCCTGCCCAGCCCCGCCTTGCCAAGCCATGCCGAGCCCTGCCAAGCCCTGCCATGCCACGCCTATCTAAACCCCTCACGGGATTAGTTTTGACTCTATGTCTCTCAGCGCCACCATTTTTGCCGTAGCCTGATTCTGCAATTTTATAACCTCATCAAAAATCTTTAACCGGGCATCATTATCTCTCAACCCGGAAACAACATCTATGTACATTCTGCCTGCAGGCGCATCTTCGTCTTCTTCTCCTTCTTCAAGTATCATGTCAATTTTTATACTTTCAAAAGTTTTTACACAAAAATCATCTTCATCTTTTTTTGTATATATCGTAATCATGTTTTGACACAACCGCCGAGCCTCATCCAACCGCCAAATATCAGCGGCGTCTTTATCTTTTATGCTATAAAATATTTTATGCAAATGCGTAGAACTGTCTTTCGCAAACTCTACAATTTTTTGTGGTGTCCGCATTTCAAGCAAACTCAATTCCCCTGCAATGTCATTTGCATCACCCCAAGTGGCGGAACATTTATTTTTATACCGATACCCTGATATTTTATATCCATTATTTTTCATGCTTTTTTCTCCTGCTTTATAGATACAACATGAAACATTCCGTATTGCCCGTCTTTCTCCGGCCTCCACTCGCCGACACCCACACCAAACCCGGCCAAATTAAAAATATTAACGAGTTGGTCAAGGCTGATTTTGTCTGCGTTGTATCGTATAGGCAGATACGTTTTCCAGTTTTTAAATTCCGGTCGATACCGTAAATCAGCAGATCCCATGCCAACCCGTACCGTGTCCTCTCTCATTTCAGGTTCACCTATGATTTCCACAAGTTCCCCTTCGATGTGAAATGATCCGCGCATTTCCGTCATTTTCAGACCTTCCGAAAAACGTCCTCCCGCGCTCACTGCCGACGCTTTGAATCCTATCGTCGGGAATCCTGGTTCTCCTCCGGGCAATCTATAAAACGCCTCTTGATAATCTTTCTCCGTGTCTCTCGATACCCTTGCCGTTTTTGCTTTCTTCTGCATTTTATCCAGCATTTCCTTTTTCGACTTTGCACTCCATGCATGGGTAATTAAAGGCGAATCCCCTTCTATTTCCATTAAAATTTTCTGAATGTTAATCGGTTTTAACTCGATCGTCGTCTCTCTTGTTTTTGCCATAATATTTCCCTTTCTTCTTTTTTTTCGGTACGCATCTGCGCCCTTGCCTCGCCGTGCCTGCCGTGCCATGCCATGCCGTGCCAAGCCGCGCCGAGCCCGGCCCCGCCCTGCCGCGCCTCGCCTCACCAATAAAAAAACCCCCGCAATTTCTGATAGGCAAAAATCACAGGGGTTCAAAAACCATACTTATTGACTGCCTATCAGTCAATCAAATCATAACCCATATTCATCTTTTTGTCAAGGATTTTTCACGCCCTCCACAATTTCGACACATTTAAATTTCCCCTCTTTGCTGCTCAACGTTTTAATACATACCCCGTGCAAGCATTGTTTCGTCTTGTCATGCGGCTTGGAATGCCAACACGTAAAACTACATTTGATATTATTTTTGTTACAGATTACCATTTTCTTCTCCTCCTTAAAAATCCGAAAAACTCGCCGACGGTTTATGAAAATTAACTTGAAATTCATCCACCGGACCATTCCTCTGTTTTTCCAACATCACAAAAAAATCATCCCCTTTGCGATCTCGATGTAACAATATCACCACATCCCCATCTTCCTCCACACTACCGGACGCCCGCAATTCCGCCAAGCTCGGCTTTTTCCCTTCCGCGTCTCGGTTCAACTGACTGGCAACAACAACCGGAATTTTTAACTCCCTCGCTATCTGCCGTAAATCTTTTGTAATTTCCCCGACCCGTTCATGTTTCGGCATCCCCCGGTTTGAATCTCTAATCAACGTCAAGTAATCCACATACAAAATCCGCGCTCCCATCCGGTGCATTTTCCTCGCACTCGCTTTTAAATCTCGAATATGCATGTTCGGGGTATCGTCAATCAACAAATTCATTTTGCTTATCTGTTCCGCGCCGTTCAATAAATCGTGAAAATCACTAGTCCGCATTTTTCCCGACCTGATAGCCAGTAATTCCATTTTTCCAGCCGCCGCAATAATTCGATTCATCAAAGAATTTTTGTCCATTTCCAAACTAAAAATTCCCCCGACGTGCCCCGCCTGTGCCGCCGACTTTGCCATATGTAACAAAATCGCTGTTTTTCCGATTGACGGCCGCGCCCCAACAAAAATAAGATCCCCGTTTTGAAATCCATCGGTTGACAAATCCAACCCTGTAAATCCTGTGGTGATCCCGCTCATAGTCCCCGGCTTCCGGGAATACGCCGCCTCAATCCTGTTAATCGCCGGTGTCAGTAAATTTTTCACCTCGAAAATATTATTCTCTTTCCGGTCGCCGTGCTCATGGATATATTTGTCAATTATATCTATAGCCTCGTATGCATCCCCGGTTTTTAGCGCATCCTCAATCAATAGTGGTATTTTTTTCAGCCGCCGCGCAACCGACACCCTCAAAATTTCCCGCACGTAAAATTCAAAATTACCCGACAGCTCCGGCAACCCCGCTAGGTAGTGTACAGGCACAATCTCCTTGTCTATCTCCTGTGCCACGGTAACTAAATCGATTGGTTTATGATCAACCCGCATTTGTTGCAATACGGCAAACAGAGAGCGATTTTCTTTTTGCGTAAAATCCTCAGGCAAAAGCACGCACTCATCAATCATCCCCGGATCAATCAACACAGATCCAAGTATGGCCCGCTCGTATTCGTTTAATCTCATGCTTCACCTATCTTTTTATAGTTCAAAAATATCATTGAGTATCTCGATCGGATAACTCCCTACAGTACCATGCCGCTCATCCGCAATTTTCCGAACCTCAAATCCTTTTTCCCTCGTGATTTTTGCAGCTTTCCTTCCGTACTGGATTGCCTCGGAATATGTAATCTGGATTTTTTTGAAATTGCAATATCCTAAAATCGAATATCGGTCTGGAGTAAAATCAATTTGTAAAGGTTTTTTCTCAAGAATGGAAAGTCGACCCTCTTGAGATTCCTGTCTGTCGCATAACCGAGTGACAGCGGAAACCATCGACAGAATGGACTCTGCCAATTTGTCAAATCCTGCCACATTTTGCAGCACTACATTCACATCTTTTTTCGCGCTCATTCGGTACAGGTCCGCAGCATTTTTGCCAATACCGGTTTCGAGGATCTGGCATGTTTCTTCCAAATCATAATCAGCAGGATATGTTGCCGTGCTCGCGGAAGATTTTTCCGCCACGGAGGAAAAATTTTCCGCCACCTTCGCTACCCAGTTTCGCACGCTACGTTCTGTTTTTCCAACCGCCTCCGCAATTTCCTTTGTTGTCATAAAACCTCCTAAAAATAAAAAGCCGAATCGATTTCAGGGTTGACCGTTTTGACAAAGGGAACAACACCTCTTATCAAAAACACCCTGAAATCTTTTCGGCTCAATTTGCCGTTGTTCGAATTATCCCGGTCAAGGGATTTACTCTATAAACCATACACCATGTCTACAAATTTGTCAAGCCGTTCTTTTAATCTCATAATTTGTCTATTCTTATTGGTTCATCTAACAATTTTATTATATGCTTAACCCCGGCTTGATACACAAGAGTTTTAAAATTTATACAAACAGTTCCATCTTTTTTATTATATATTTGCATTTATTCGTTTCTCTGCAATTTTGAAATACTCAGAGTCTAACTCGATTCCGATAAAGTTCCGATTGAGATTCTTGCAAGCAACTCCAGCCGTTCCAGAACCCATACAATTATCAAGAACCGTTTCACCTTCGTTGGTGTATGTCTTGATTAGATATTCAAATAGGGCTACTGGTTTTTGGGTGGGGTGTAAACCCCTTTCTTGTTTGAAATATAATGTTCGTGTCGGTAACCTATCTCCATTATTTGTTGTCTCTGTCTGTTTCATAACAGCATTATTAGTTTCTTTTATTCGTGGATTTTTATCTCTAATAATGTGGTATGGTTTTCCAGCTCGTCTTTGTGGAAAATAATTTGTTTTATTACCAAAAACTAAAATATCTTCAGTGTTATTTAATGGTCTAATCTTTGCCATAAATGGGTCAACCCCCTGTGGCTTAATCCACACCCACTCATACTTAAACATTTTGATATTACTCATCACTAAAGCACTGGTAAAAGGTTGTGAAGCGGTTAGAACTATTGCACCGTTGTCTTTTATAATTCTTTTATACTGCTCCCACAATGGCTCAAAAGGGATAATGGTGTCCCATTTACAAGCAGTAGTTCCATAAGGAGGGTCTGACAAGATTAAATCTATAGATTTATTTTCAATATATTTCATCGCTTCAAGACAATCACCTTGTATCAGTTCAATCTTTGGCATCTTTCAACCCCTTAACCGATTTCTCGTTTGCTCTCCACAATCTCGGCACGAACCAATACCGCGCCAGTGTTGCTCTGCCACAACCGCCCGACAATGCGAACGCCCTGCCCCGGTGATAGCAGTGCGCATTTTATCGCAACCTCTCCCCATGCCATTACGTTGAAAAAAGAAATCTCTTTTTGGTATTCTTTCGCTCTTTTGTAAAATCTGTTTGACGAAATTGTAAAAGTGCATACCGCAGCTTCATCTTTTAGCACCGTTTCGACCGCTCCCTCAATCGTCCCTTCAATCAACACTGAATTTAAACTGTCCATCTTTCACCCCTCCTTTAATTCTTCAATTTTCGGCTTTATCGTAAGCCCTTTCATCGTCCTCGCGCAATTCCAGCAAAAACTGTTTTTTGAAATAACCGCCGCGCACTCCGGACAAAATAGCTCCGGTTTCTGGTTTACCTCTTTCTTCCCGCTATAGTCAGCATACCGCGCCGATGGACCTAAAAACGTAGCCGGATGCATGATATATTTTTCGTCCGTCCGGTTTCTTTCCACATCCGCCGCATAATTTTTAACCGCTATTAAAAGTGTATCGTGTGATACCCCCTCTTTTATCCGCGCTGTATAAGCTTTGTATGCGGGAACTTTCCCAAGATGTCTAGGATATGCGTTGTAAAGAGTAATAAAATTAGTATCCATTTCAATTGTTTTATCTAGTTTATCTGGTCTATCTTTTATCTCTAGTCTCTTATCTCTAGTCTCTAGTCTCTGGTAAACGATTTGAGAACATTGTTCGCTTTTTCCATTTTTTCTGGATTCTGCCATTCGTTCTGCTTCTGTCGATCCATGCCCGATCATGGACTGAATTTCTCTCATATATATTTCTCCTGACTCTATCTGGGAAATAAGTTTCATTTTTTGTAAAATATTAATTCCTACTCTAACATTGTCTAACGGTATATTAGTAATTGTCGCTATCATAGATTCGTCATAAGGAATTTCATCCCGGAATAATAATCGACCATCGCCTTTTAGAGACATTAAACATAACTTTAAATATAAATTTGAATAAATAAATCCATTTTCCATGTGTTCAAGTATTTTAATTTCTTCCCGGTCGAAAAAATTATCTTTCAATTTAAGGTAATAATATTTTTTATTAACGCTCATCAATCAACTCCTTCTCTAATAAAAAAATAATCCGTACCCTTTTACGCCGCATTAAGGGCCTCCTGCGCCGCTTTGCTACGGGCAAAATTCACAATGACGAATTTTGCCAAATCTTCAATTTTTTCCGGTAGCGTCTGTTGTCTTTTTTCCAATTCCATTCTACACCTCCAATAAAAAAAGCCCTTTTATATCGGGTGCAGGTAATCACTCCTGCCGACTGCCATGCAAAAAACAGTCTTGCCCCGATAAAAAAGGGCTCTTGATTTTGCATGATAACGTGCCCTGATTATTTGCACGGTCAATAGTAGCACAGATAAAACGACTTGTCAATAAATTTCTGTGAATCCCTGCTGTTTCGGCAAAGACAATCTCAACCAGCCGACAACATAATAATCTTGTTTCGCCTCGCCTTTTTTTGCCATTTGTTTATGCATGTCAGTCATATTCTCCGCCCGGACAGTCAGCGTTTTTCCGTTTTTTAATCGCATGGTGTATTCAAATTCATCCGGCATTGATTATCTCCATTTTTTTTGTGTAGTAATTTATCTGCTCCAGCATCCAGTCATTACTATGTTTAGCAATTGTGTTTGCCTTGATTTGCAAATCGTAGTATGCCTGTCGCCCGTACTGCTCAACGAATTTAGGT